GGACACTATCCAAATAGGCTCGTGTCTTGTCTGCTCGCTCACGCTCATGCTCCCGTTGTAATTGGCGCATCAGTTGGGCTTGCTCTAGTCGTAATCTCGCTTGCTCTCGTTGTGGGTCAACCTGACTAGGCTTAGGCTTGCGCTTGCGTGCTCGCTCGCCCTGTGCAGGGTAGTAGCCGTCCAATGAGTTGGCACTACGTAATCCGTACGCTCTACGTGGCTTGTAGTACAAGTCCAGTTCGTAAACCGTTGGAGTACCTGACCCGTATATGCTACGGGTATCCATTGTCTATCACTTACCTTTCATCTAGTCCGATATTACCGTGTCTTACTTTGTCTTACATTCTTACTATATCTTACTTTGTCTAACTTGTCAAGTAACAGAATCTTAAAGCGTTAGAGTTATCTCTCATCCCTTGGACTGCTACTAAGAGCCTAACCCGATACCTTTATTCTGTTATGTCTTAACCTTATCAAACTATCTCTAGTCTGTCAAGTTCTTAAGTCTCTGGCGTGTCGGCTAACCTTCACTCTTTCAACTTAATAAACCTAGACTATCACACCTTTGAAACCTTGTCAAGTTTATTTGGTAACGAATTGATAACGAAATATAACGGGGTCAATTTGTGGTGGCGCATTATATCACACCATCAAGCCATTGTCAAGGGTGACACGATAACAATTTAGTAACGGGTAGACTGTCCACACTCTCAAACTAGTACAACTTTCAACTATTGAATTTTCAACAGTTTAAATTTCAATAGTTTAATTTTCAACTATCCCCTAGGGGTGTGGAGGGGGTGTATCCAATCCGTCCACAACTTATACACACCTGTGGATAACCTGTGGAAAACGTATGACCCGCCCCAACCGAATCAGCCGATGTAATATCTATATAGACTCCCATCAAATATTTTTTTCAGTATTTTGGTAATAGGCACACAACTAAAACCCATTGGAATAAGGACTTTAAAAATAGTTTATAACAATTTGGTAACGAAACGTTACAGTCCCTTTGTAACAGGGTTAGTATATATGTAGGATAAAATAACATAAGTGCGCTTTGGCGCACACAACCTAATGGCAGCCTTTTGTGGCTGCCTAACATAACCTAAAGCAGCCCTTTGGGGGCTGCTATTATGAGCGCCTTTCGGCGCTCTTATATTAAGTTCTTTATATCATTTTATTTAGACATGATTTAGCGGTGGATGCTAAATTAAATTACACCAATTAGGAGAGCCAATGGCTGTCGCACCAAAGAAGACCACCAAGCCTAAGGCTGTTGCTAAGCCGAAGTCTAGCACCACCGTAAAACCAGTTACCCGTGGTGGACCTGGCGCTGGTGGAAAGAACGTATCCAAAGGGGCACGTAACCCAACAAGCACAGACAAGGCATTTAACGCCCACAAGAAGGCTATTGAAAATGCCCGTGCAACATACGATGGTCTAAAGCGTGCTCAAACGTCAGACCCACTTGGAAGAGTTCTAAAGGGTGGCTTTGGAAAGTACGACAAAAAGTTCAAAGAACTAGATGCAGTTTTTCAAAAACTAACCAAAGATGACAACTACTTTCAAAGTTCTGGATATGCGTCTGGCTATGGTAATGGTCTAACAAAGAAACCAAAAAAGTAAGTAACCAGATAGGATAACTTCATATGGCAGCCAAAGGCGGTGCAGAGCACCATAATGTGGTACGCCTTAGAGAAGACAAGTCCAAGGTTATAGCCCACGTAGAGACTGGCATTGAGGTGCGAGCCGCTATTGCCATGGTCGGTCGCAAGCCCGATGTTCTAAAGAAGTGGCTCACAGACCCTGTGTTCGCCAAAGATTTAGAGATAGCCCGAACTGCTGGCTCAGACCTAATGAAGGTCACCCTGGGAAGTGAGAACGGCAAGAACATAGACTTCGCCACGTTCTCCAAAGAGTTCTTAGGTAACGAAGTATTCCCTCACCAGCAGGACTGGATTGACGTTCTGGAGGGAAGGGAGCCTAGTTGGCTCCATCCAGCCATGTCCTATGAAAAGGGCAACAAGAACCGTATCTTAATTAATGTGCCACCTGAGCACGCCAAATCCACCGTAATCACCGTAGGCTATAGCACCTATCGCATTGCTATGGATTCCAACGTGCGTATCATTGTGGTGTCTAAGACTTTAAATAAAGCCCGTGAGTTCGTCTACTCCATCAAGCAGCGACTTAGCCATCCACGTTATGCCAAGTTGCAGCAGGTCTATGGACCATCTGGTGGTTGGAAAGAAGACTCTGACACCTGGAAGACCGATACGGTCTACCTAGGTCAAGAAGCCCGTGACTCATCCGAAAAGGACCCTACGCTTCAGGCGCTAGGTATTGGTGGTCAGATTTACGGTGCCCGTGCTGACCTGATTATTCTAGATGACGTTATCACTACTGCCAATGCCCACGAGTGGGAGAAGCAGTTAGAGTGGCTTCAGAAGGAAGTAATCACCCGTCTGGGTAAAAACGGTAAACTACTTATCGTAGGCACCCGTATCGGAGCGGTAGATTTATACCGAGAACTTCGTAACCCAGAGCACTGGTCTGGTGGCGTTAGCCCGTTTACACGCCTGGCTATGCCAGCCGCACTTGAAATTGACGATGACCCTAAGAAGTGGGTTACTCTCTGGGAGCGCTCAGACCGTCCTTGGGACGGCGATGATGACGCTGTACCAGACGAAGATGGTTACTACCAGAAGTGGGATGGACCAGCACTTTTTGCAAGACGTAGCGAGGTAACAGCCTCAACATGGGCTTTAGTTTACCAGCAACAGGATATTGACGATGACGCAATTTTTAACCCAACGATTGTTAATGCCTGTGTTAACCGTATGCGTAAGCCTGGTCCTCTCCGCATGGGAGCGCCTGGACATCCACGAGACGGACAATGGGTCACACTAATTGGCATGGACCCTGCTATGGCAGGAAAGACTGCGTTAGTTGTTTATGCGATTGACCGTCAGTCTGGTAAGCGTCTAGTCCTAGATGCCTACAATATGTCAGACCCAACACCTGGCAAGATTCGTGCAATCATTGAAGACTGGATTAACACCTACCGCCCAGTAGAACTGCGTATTGAAATCAACGCCCACCAGAAGATGTACGAGGTGGACGAAGAGTTCCGCCAGTACCTGGCTAATAAGGGTGTAAGGTTCTCCAGTCACTTCACTGGCAAGAACAAGTGGGACACCGACTTCGGTGTGGCTGCTATGCAGGGCTTGTTTGGTACCATGACAAGCAACAAGCACAACCGAGATAATCTCATTGAACTACCAGACCCTCAGTACCACGAGGGTATCAAGGCTCTAATCAATCAGTTGATTACTTGGAAGCCTGGAACTCGTAACCCTACAGACGTTGTAATGGCTCTGTGGTTCTGCGAGATTAAAGCCAAAGAAATGATTCAGCACTCTGGGAATCAAATCTGGCACGCAACTAGCCGCTTTGTTACTCAACGACAGATGGCACAGCAAGCAGTTGTTAATCTTGACGATTTAGCAATGGAACAATTTACAACTTATCTTTAAGGATATTCATGGCACTCTCAATGGAACAGGTCGCTGACAAGGTACTTTACCTACGCCAGCGATACTCAGTACGTGACCAGCGTATGGCTGATATCACTGCTGTACGCCGTGGTGACATGGTATCGGTATACCCAGACATGTTCCCTGAGGGCATGAACAAGCCAATGATTGCCAACTTCGTTGACGTTGTTGCTCGTGACTTGGCTGAAGTATTGGCTCCACTGCCATCGTTTAATTGTCAGACACCTGACGTAACATCTGACAGGGCAAAGAAGAACGCTGACTTGCGTTCCATGATTGTCAACAACTACGTTGAATTTTCTGGGTTACAAACCCAGATGTATACAGGCGCAGATTGGTATAATACCTATGCCTTCCTGCCGTTTGTTGTAGAGCCTGACTTTGAGGCTCGTATGCCACGCATTCGTGTAGAAAACCCATTGGGTGCTTACCCAGAATATGACCGCTACGGACGATGTGTTTCATATAGCAAGCGTTACCTTAAGTCCATTGGAGAACTACTT